ACGAACCACTTTCGGTCATTGATGGCCGCCAACTCATCTATTGCACGCTGTAAACTGGAATCCGAGAAGTTAATGGCCGCCAGTTCCCCTGTGATGACATGATCTCCAACTGTGATGGTCGAGCAGTATGCGGCGAATAGAGCGGTTAAAATGGCCTTCTCAGTCGATGCCCCTGCTGAATAATCAGCGGTTACACCACTTGGGACGTCCGTGATTAACTTGGTGTAATCCTGGCAGTCGTATATTTGAACGGTCTCAGAGGGTGTCAAGAATCTGGTCGTGATGTCCTTGATATACCCGCCAAATATATTGACCCCGAGCCTATCGTCTTTAATTATGAGTTCACTCATGCGTAAACCTTCACTTTTGCGGTGCTTACGTTCATTTGGTCTTCAATGTTAAATTCCTGCCTTTGAATTGTATCGGTCACATTGACACCATCGACCCATATTGTAATCACCTGCCGGTGCATTATGACCGTGACCCCGAATGTCTCAGTCGATACGATACCTACTGGTAAAATATAGAGCTCAAGCGCACCTGCTCCGAACGCTTCCGCTGAGACAATCCCATTAGGATAGATTATGAAGTTTAGTTTTGGAGTCCCTACGGATTCGAGGGTTGCAATGCCCGAAGGCAGAAGGTACAGGACGAGTTTTGCAGTTCCAAAAGCCTCAGAGGAAACGATGCTGTCGGGCGATGCCCATAAGGTCATCATCCCCGAACCGAATGCTTCAGAGGAGCCTATCCCTGTTGGTAGAATGAATAGTTTAAGCCCTGTGCTCCCGAAGGCTTCTGCGGTGACAATGCCCGAAGGGTAGATGGTCAGGTTTACTTTTAAAGTTCCAAATGCTTCTAAAGAGGTTATGCTGTCGGCAATTACGGGCCCTGCGAGGACGGGGGTGCCGAACGCCTCACTTGACGCAATGGACATTTCGGATACAGCAGATACAGCCTCGTCACTATATAGAGGTTCGTTAAAGAGTGATGTATTGTACCCGATGCTCACCATGACAGGGGGCGTAATGTAGGTGGTGAGTTTTAATGTTCCGAATGCTTCGGCTGATGCTATCCCCGAAGGGTAGATGGTGAATTTTGCCTGGCCAGTGCCAAACGCTTCGGCTGATGCTATCCCCGTGGGTACAATAAAGAGCGTTGCCTTGCCTGTGCCAAAGGCTTCCTCTGATGTAATCCCAGAAGGAAGGATGAATAAAGTTAACTTTGCTGTGCCGAATGTTTCAGAGCTATCAATGGCAGCCGGATAGATAGTGAATTCAAGACTGCCTGCCCCAAACGCCTCTGCGCCGGCTATCCCCGTACATATTAACGGCCCAGCAATAACAGGTGTGCCAAATGCCTCAACTGATGCAATACTTGAAGGCGTGATAGGGGTGAGTAGGATTTCCGTTTCTTCATTATAGTATGCGGCATTATAAAGCGAAGCATTGAACATACCTGTTTCCTAAAAACACAAGCTACAACTTAAAGATTTTGTTAGCGCCTGCATCCCAAGCTATGGTAATATCTCCGCCATTGGGTGTGATAGGTAATCCCGTCGCTGTGTCGATGTAAGCAATCAAGAGGTCAGTCGTGCCAGACTGAGAAACTCCGCCACCACCGCCATCTTTGAAGATGACAATGGCCTCGCACTGTTCACCTGAGACGGTGCTAAGTGTTATATCAGCGGCATCGGCCACGCCCAGGGTAACGGTCTTGGTACCCAGGTTGGCGCTCAGGCCGTTAGTTACCCGCGCCCCTGCAACGATAGTATCGAGGTTGCAGTATTGGTCAACGTCAATGCTGACCGTGTAATCCGTGGAGTCTATCAAGAGGACTTTGATATCATCGGTGTCCCAATCAATAGTCCCACTTAAGAATCCTTCTCTGCCAAGTCCGTAAAGTGCATTCGCCATTATTTCTTACCCCCTGTATTTTTATTACTGATTTTGGTCGTTGTTGCTGTGATAGGTATTATCTGGTCGGTCGGCTTTTTCTTTCGATTGGCTTCTTTCGTTGCCAGTTGTGCCGAGTAATCCGCATTGAACTTTAACTGTTTATCACGGATAGACGCTAACTGTTTTTCATATTCCGCCAGGTTTATCTTCCCTGTTTTCTTGGCTTCCTTGAGTGCCAATTTATCCTTCATTAACTGAACATTATCCATAAATGCCTCCTATAAATATGCCTCAATTTCCTGATATCGTAAGCGGTCATAAAGTCTTTTTTCTATTGAATTACTTAATTGCTCACCATCAATGTAAAGTTTAATTGATATATCGCCACCAGCACCGCCGGCGGGGATTATCGTCTCGCCGCCATGTACCATTGCTAATTGAGGTTGGCCTATCCCACCTGGAACAATGCCACCGGAGGCATAGGCTTTAATACCGCTTAAATCAAGTTGCCCAATCATTCCCAGGTTTATTCCGGGTATTCTATTGATTAGACTGATAATGGTATTGATGCCATTGATATAAACATTGATGTAGTTTTCAAAGCCCGATACAAGGGAATTCCAAACACCCCTAAAAAAGCTAACAACTCCGCCCCATATTTCCTTTGCTTTGGCAGAAATCGTATCCCAATTTTTCCAGACCAGAATACCGATAGCTATCAAGGCAGCGATGGCAGCAATGATAATGCCCACGGGGCCTGTAAGGGCTGCGAAGGCAACCCCCAATATTGGCAAAGCGGCAATAATACCAGGCAGAACCATCAAAAGCGGGCCGAGAACCATCATTAACCCGCCCAAAGCAGCGACCACTATCACGATTGTCTTAGTAAGTCCAGGGTTTTCAGAAATCCATTCCTTCACCGTTTCTAAGACGGGCTGGATTTGCTTGAATAAATCAGTTAACATCGGTATTAAAGCACCACCTATTCCCTCCATAACATCACCGATATTGTTTTTGAGTAATGCCATTTGCCCAGCAGCAGTTTTGGCATAAGCCTCAGCCTGGCCAGCAGCCATCTTTTGCATTTGAGCCAATGCTTCTGTTGCTGTAGCCCCCTCTGTTACGATAATGCCATATCTTTTCAGCATCCCCATATCCCCGGCATAAACCTTCATTAAAAGTTCACTAGCGGTTTGTAAGTCCATATTTTTCCACCGTGCTACATCCATAGCAGTAGAAAGAAGACCCTGGGCTTTAGTTAAATCACCCGTAGCCACAACAAGACCTGATAATGCCTCTCGTTGCTGGTCATCAGCAAAAGCTGTGGACTGCTGCTGTGAGTTTATCCACTTCTCTAAACTGCCATTAGCATCATCATAGGCAAGCCCGACATTGCCCATTGCTACCCGTAGGCGTTCAATACCTACTTCTTCATCAGCAGCCGCCTTCATGGCCATACCAAGAGCCCCCACAATAGCACCGCCAGCAACCGTCATACCCATACCAATAGCTTTACTGTGCTTTAAAAAGCCATCAGAAAATGAGCCCATTTTCTTTTCAGCATCACCCAGACCTTTATTTAGATCGCCTGTATCAACGCCTATCTTTACTGCCAGTTCCGCTAATACATTACCAATTCCCATTTATTCACCTATTGATTGTTCGATTACATTAAATAATTGCTCAGTTACCACCTGAAGGTTTTTGAGATTCACCTTATTGCCAATATCCTCTTTGGTCAATTCAGGGTATTTATCTTTAAGCATAACCCAGGCTAATGAGCGCAAAGTTGTGGCTTGCTTCTGTTTAAATTGCTCTTGTAAAACACCTATACCGCAGCCAAATTCTTCTTCGATTGCAGTTAGCGTATTAAGATTTATCTCGGAAAGCTCGTAATCCTTGTCTCCAAGTTTGATAGTGTGCTTCTCCTCTTTCAAGAGTTCACTCATTTAATCCTCCGGTTGGTAATTTTATATTTTCCTTATCGGCAGCTTTGGCTAGTTTACTCTTGGAATTCTTGCGCTGTGGCGGTTGACCAATAAAATCTGTCACCCTGTAATGGTTTCCTTTCTTCTGTGAATTTGCCCAGACTGCCAACGCCATCGCAAAGTTAGAAGCCATCCGATAATCCTCTACTGACTTCTGGTATTCCAACTCAGCCACGAAAGCACGTACCTGTCGCAATGGTGTCTCTTTAACAAACTGGCAGGCTTCGGGGAATGTCCAATGACAAACAAAACACAGATAAACGATTAACTCGTCCATATCATCTCAAGAGGTATATTCAAAATCTTATCTAGTGTCTTTCCGAGTTTAACCATTACCTGTGCTTGATTCACTAATACTAACCTTTCGCTTATCAGTTTATAGTACAATGCCGTTATTTCGCCCTGTAGTGGCTCAGAGAGTAGCCAATACTTATTAGCCGTGGCTTTCGTCATAACCTTCTTGTATTCCCTACCCTGCGGCCTTTCAAGGCTTGTTAGTCTTAGGTCAATAACCCAATCAAGAAAGCCAGCGATTTGTTTCCCGTCCTGGACTAGAGACCCAATTTCACCTGATTGCATTATAGAGACGGAATTTCGAGTGCACCAGTCCCCTGAAAGTCATAAGAATAAGTTACCACGCCATCAAAACTTACAGAGGGATGCACGCCCGTAATATAGGCATCGCCAATCCACTGTTGACCAGGTGTTAAACTTTCGCCAAGTCCTAAGATTATTGCGCTACCTATTCCAAGCGGCGCACCATCTTTATAGCCTTCAAAAGAACCAGCCCAACTTGAACCCGCTATGATGTATTCCTTTAGCCCTGCTGACCCAAAGTCCGTAGTTTCTACTGTATCGGCTGTATAGTCAAGTGTCCATGATTTAATACCATCTACCTCAGTGATTGCCTCTACGTCATC